TTATTTAGACTTCCATAAATGACCGCAATTGTTGCAGTACAAATCTCTTCCCTTATTATCTTTAGTTCCAGTAATTAAAAGAGAGGCCCCACCAGTCATTAAAGCAGCGGCCATTTTTCCTTTAGATTTCTTCTTGACTGTTTTTTCTTTGTGGTTAAATACTGTGAATGGTTTAAAAGGATTTAGATTTAGAGAAGTCGACTTTTTAGTTTTTAAATTATTGTCATTAGACCATAATTGAATATTGTTAGATTTACACTTTGGACATTTTAAACTTGCCATTTACTTTTCTCCTACCAGTGTAGTGATGGTGCACATTATCCAGCTCCCAATAACTGCTGAAATTCTTTTTCTGCCATGCTATAAAAATTGTGGCTCAAATGATAACGATCTAAAAATTGATAAATATTTATAGTCTCAATTACATCAAAATAACTAATATAATCTACAATATAATCATGCATTTCTTGCTTATTAATACTGACTTTTATTTCATCTTCAAATATTTCAGCGATAGCCTCGTGCATCTCTAAGTATTCATTTTTGACGATTGACTCAGCAAGTTCAAAAGGGGCTTCCGTAGTATTTACAAACACGTTAAAATATTCGTAGTTCCCCCCATTGGCTTCAAATATTTCCCAAAGAAGAAGAACGGCCTCGTGATTCGCTCTAACTTCTTGAGGATTAGTTGCGTCAAAGTAATCTCCACGATGATTGTCTTTATTTAGAATATGTATTAATTCATGAGCGACCTCAAAAGGTGAAGCATCATTAGAATTGTAAATCATTATCTTATTATCAACATTAACGGCCGCGGGAACTGGAAAAGCTTCCACATCAACAACTTCAAACCTGCATTTTTCAATTTCCTTGAGGAGGTAGTCCAAAAGCTCCTGTCTGCTCATAGAAACCTCCTTATTTGTCTTCTAATTGTTTTCCAAGTGCTTTTTTCATGGCTTCCTTAACTTCATCAGTTAATGGCTTACCATCAAACGAAACCCATTTATCCCAATCAACTTTGCTATCATCTACTAAATCTGCAAGATCAATACCTTGCTTTTGTTGTTCAGTTTTAATTGATACAACCTTAGTCTGTTCTTTTTTCTGTTCTTCTAATTGAGAAGAAGCAGTATCAAGAACTACTTTTTGGCGTGGTTCTTCAAGTTCGGAGCTAATTTGATTTATTTTATCCAGAATTGTAATTGACTGTTCTGATAAATTTTCATTCATCAATTTACTTAATGGAATAGAAAATATTTTTGCGATGTCATTTAGGACACCTGCTTTTGGCGTGTACTTACCTTTTTCCCATTCACTTACTGACGAAGAACTTTTTCGCCCAAGTAAATTAGCAAGTTCTAATTGCTCCATATTATTTTTTTGTCTAAGATATTTTAAATTGATAGCAAAATAATTTTCATTACTATTATTCTTTTTCATAGATATATAATAACACACGCTTCGGTAAAAGTGAAATATATTTCTTGTTTTTTATATTATTTTTCGGTTTTTATGAATTTCACTCTTGACTTCGGAAAAACCGAAGTGTATAATTAACCCATAAAGTCAAACAAGCAAACGAACAAAACAGTTGCGAAGCTTCTGTGAATGTAGTTACACGTTGTATTCAACTCAGCGTAAGTAGCAAGTTTGGCAAATAAAAAGCTCCATATCGGGGCAGTAGGAGCAATTTAATGAAATATTTTTTAGAAGAGATGTTTTGTGATTTCACGGACTTTTTGATGGATTATGAAGAAGAACATCCATATATGTTTTCGTTAATAATTTCTATAACAGCATCATTAATTACTAATTTAATTATTTTAGGATTTGTTTTGTTAATATCCAAGTGACAATTAATGTTATGACAGTAGTAGCTATAGATACTCCGATTGGAGTAAGTATACTTTTCTTCCAAAATATCTTACGTTCCTCATTTGTCCACTCCTTGAAATGGAATCCAAGCTCACTGATTGAAATTGAATCAATAATTTCATTACCTTCATCATCTTGTTTGTGGCAATCCTTGTAAACTAGATTGTGGTTTATCAATTGTTTTAGATAGTAATTATCTAGTCCGTATGAAATTTCTGAAAGAAGTATTTTTCCATCATCGGATTGAGCGGAGCGTTTTATTAACTTTTTAAGCAACGAACGCTCTTTCTTTAAAGTGTTCATGTATTCTCCAATATAATTTTAGTTTAGTCACTTACATTATATCACGGAGTTATGATATCGCTCACAATGAGCAGAGAAGACTGGCGAACAGGTTCGATTCCTGAACTTCCCTTACTGCGAAAGCAGAAATTTAAAACACAGAAAGGAGAGAAAGATGTGGATTTGAATCAATTAAAAATAATTGATGGTAAATTATTTTTGGATAACACAGAAGTTAAAGGGATACAAAAAATAAATCTTCAAAAAGGAATTGATGAATACAAAACTTCTTTGAAGATTGAAATGATTGTTGAATCTCAGTTAGATGAACTAGATTCCAAGAGCTTTAGAAATAACTGAGGCTGCGACTTGGCTTATGATGTCAATTGAAACAGCTCCGAATTTTGAAGTTAGCTGTTTAGTTTCGGTCCAAACTTGAGGTGTTCGAACATTATCAATAAACTTATGACCAGACCAAGTTATTGTTGTAATGATATAACTAGGTCCGCTTGCAAGGGTTTTAACAGATATTCCCGAAATGTATCCAGCTTCAACAAGTTTAGAAATTGAATACACAACTTCATCTGGAGCATAATCTTTTAAAATATTAGCTAAACCATAACTTTCTATGCTATCGTCTAGTTCTAAATTATCCTCTAAATATAACATGACATCTCGTACACAGTCATGATTTAGTTTCATAAAAATTCCTCCTTTCATAATACTAAGCACATAACACAAATTTCTGCTCATAGCTATTATACCAAGGAGAACACAAAAATACATACACAGAAAGGAGCCAGTATGGCAACAGCAATTACAGATTTAAGAAAACTAAATCGTTTATCGCAAAGTCAACTCGCGGAAAAGGCAGGATTGACTCAGAAAACAATTGGTAACTATGAAAAAGATATTAGCTTTATCCGAAATGCTCAATACAAAAATATTGAAAAAGTAGCAAAAGCATTAGGAGTATCCGTTGATATTATTTTTTTAGAAGACACTTCGGTTTTTCTGAAACGAATTAATCAGCAAAATACAAAAGTAAGTTAAGAAAGGAGTTAGGAAATGGAAGAATTACAAAATTTCACAAATGGAATTTTCGATATTGATGTTAAAGTCGTTGAAGAAGAAATTCTATTTAACGCAGAACAAATTGCAAAATCTTTAGGTTTCACAACAAAGACTAACGGAACCGAATATGTTAGATGGAACAGGGTTAATGAGTTTTTGCCACAAGTGGCAAAAGTTGAAAAAGGCTCATTCATCAGTGAACCGATGGTTTACAAACTTGCATTCAAAGCAAACAATGCTGTATCTGAAAAATTCACAGATTGGTTGGCTGTTGAAGTCCTTCCAACAATCCGCAAGCACGGAGCTTATATGACGGAGGCTAAACTTGAAGAAGTATTGCTTAATCCAGATACACTCATTAGCCTTGCTACACAGCTAAAAGAGGAACGACAAGCACGACTTGGACTTGAAAAAGAGAATAGTCAGCTGAATCTCGAACTTGCTGCAGCTACTGAAAAAACAACTTACCTTGATTTAATCCTTGAAAGCCCTGATGATATTCTAATTACTCAGATTGCACAGGATTATGGATTTAGTGCTATGAAATTTAATCGAATTTTAAACGAGTTACGGATTCAACGAAAAGTCAATAAGCAATGGGTACTGTACTCAAGATATATGGGTAAAGGTTATATTGGCAGTCGAACTCAAAACTATGTAGATAGTAAAGGTCAAGAGAGAACATCAATTACTACTACATGGAAGCAAAAAGGGCGTAAGTTTCTATATGAAACACTCAAAAAACACGGATACTTACCTCTTGTAGAACAAGATGACCTAGCCAGCTAGAAAGGAAACAGAAATGACTACAATCGGGAAAGTTAAGATAGTTGAAATTGAAGATGGCCCATTCATGACAGATGGAGAAATTGCCAAATATCTTTATAAGACAGAAGTGTTAGATGAAAAAGGGAATATCGACAAAAAGTCTAATGCTTATCTTCGGGCGCAAGGTAATATCAAAAAATTTGCTGATAATGCCCCTGATGGTTTCGTGATTGATGTGGACGGACGGCTTACTCACTTGATTGCCTTCTTAGCATGGTCAATTTGGAGCAAGAAGTATCGAGGAATGTCTAGGGCACCTAAGTTTATTGATTATTTCACAGAAAACAAAAACACACTAACCTCACTTCTATAAAGGGGTGTACTCATGACCTACACATACATAGTCAACCCAGAAACGGGTGAAATCCTGTTTGACCTGGTGCACGACTTAATCACACAAACATTAGAGCGATTAAACTTATTGCTAAGAAATTAAATGCGGTACTCCGCTAGAAAAGAGAAAGTAAATGAATATTATCGAAGCAACAAAAAAAGCAGTAGATGAGAATAAAGCCATCTACCGCAAATCACTTCCGCATATTAAGTTTGTTCCTACAAACTCAAAAAACGCTGCATTTATCCTGTTTTCAGACGACAATGATAGTCCAGCTGGAAGAATGTGGAATCCAATGGCAAAAGACATATTGTCTAATGATTGGGAAGTTCTTAATTAAGTCCAAGAGACTTAGTTATTACTGAAGAAGCAATTGTTGCCAACATTGATAAAGAAACACTACCAGCCTTAGATGCAACTTCCTTTGTTTCGCGCCAAATCTTAGTGTCTCTAACATTGTCCAGGAATTCATGACCTTGCCAAGTTAGACTACCTACAGAAATATGCCATGGTGCACCATTAATCCATTGGATAGTTGCTATGATAAATCCAGCTTCTTCAAGTCGAATAATAGTATATTCTATTTCTTCCTCAGAAAACATGGAAGAATTGCCTTCTTCAAAATCTTTTAAATCAAGGAAATCTCCAAATTTGTATTTTTCTTCTACATCAAGAAGCACAGCACGAACACAGTCTTCATTTAATTTCAAATCAACTTCCCTCCTTTCCATAAAACTAAGCAAATACCGCAAATATCTGCTCACAGTAATTATAGCACTCGGAGGAGTAAAACGCATACATAGAAAGGAAACTAATGGAAACAACAATTAGAAATGGTCGTAAAGTTCGACTAATTCCAACACCAGTTGGACATAAGCTACAAGATATTGATGTAAATTATAAAAAATTATATGAGCAAGCAGTTGCTCAAGCGTCAAGATTCTCACAAGAATATTTTGATGAAACTGCTGAAAAACGTTACTGGTACCAACGTGCAATGGAAAACGAAGTTTATCGTGAAGCGTGGGAAAGAGAACATCGTTTTGACAATATTGATTTAATTACTGTAGCAAAAGAAAAAAGCCCGCACGGGAATGCGGACTAAGACGTGATGTGTCTATCTAATATGATACCTAGATTATATCACGTTTCAACAAAAATAAGAAACGGAGAACGTTATGGAATTACAATTAGTCCCTTTGGACAATGAAACAGGAGAAGTTCTTCAACTTAATCCTGAAATGCTTAAAAAGTTTGATAATAATACCTTAACTAATCTTCTTTCAGCAACAAAAGGAATAGATAAATTAAAAAAAGAAGCTGAAAAAGAGGTCAAGAAACGTCTAGATGAAGGCCAACTATTTTCACGAATTTCTTATTCAAAACAACAATACACAAGAGTACTTGCAATGGATAACGTTGCTAAAATGGCTTTAATTAGAAAGTATGGTCTTGATAGCGTCGTTCCGTTGACTATTAATCAGTTAGAGAAAAAGTATGGAGCATCTGTTTATGAGGATATTCAGCCTTATATTGTTGAAAATCCAAAAGCCCAGTCAATTAAATGGGATGCGTGAGGTGAATTATGGAAAAGTCAGAATCTGTAAAAGAGTTATTTGTAGCACTTACCAAATTCCGAAAAAGCCTCAAACAGCCTCTTAAAGATGCACAAAATCCATTTTTCAAGAAAAACTATGTTCCTCTTGAAAATGTTGTAGAAACTATAGATAAAGCAATTGTAGATACTGGCCTAAGTTATTTGCAAGAAATTGCTGAAAATCGAGTTAATACAATAATCACTCATGAAAGTGGTCAATACTTAATAATTGGGGGTTCTGAGGTTAAACCAGTAAAACCAGACCCACAAGCTTTAGGTTCCGCAATAACTTATGCCAAAAGATATAGCTTATGTTGCGCTTTTGGTATTACAAGTGATGAAGATGATGATGGTAATGCTGCAAGTGGTGGTAAACCACAGCAACAAGTACAAAATAATCAACAACAACGCGGAAATTACCAAAACCAACAAAGAAACAATTATCAACAACAAGGGCAATATCCGCCGAGAAATTACTAATTAAGGAGACAAAAATGATAAATAACGTAGTTTTAGTCGGAAGACTAACTAAAGATGTAGAACTTAGATATACTTCACAAAATCAAGCAACAGCAACTTTTTCACTTGCAGTGAGTCGCTCTTTCAAAAATGCTAATGGAGAACGTGAAACAGATTTTATTAACTGTGTTATCTGGCGGCAGCAAGCTGAAAATATGGCAAATTTTACACATAAAGGAAGCTTGATTGGTATCACTGGTAGAATCCAAACTAGAAATTATGAAAATCAACAAGGACAACGTGTTTACGTTACTGAAGTGGTTGCAGATAGTTTCCAACTTCTTGAAAGCAGAAGCCAAGGCCAACAACAGCAACAGCAACAAGGACAGTATCAGGGTCAACAACAAGGAAATTACAATCAAAATCAAAACAATTATCAAAATCAAGGTCAACAAAACACTGTCCCTCAGCAACAAAATCAAGGTAACTACCAAAGACAACCTCAAGGTAATTATCAAAATCAACAACAATCAGCTCAACAAAGAGCCCAACAACCTGAGCCAAACTTTGGAGGTTCTCCAATGGAAATCAATGATGAAGACCTACCATTCTAGCTAAGTTAGTGCTGGAGGGTGGCGGAACGAGCCGTAAAGTCAATGAGTATTTAGTGTTTACACATAACCACTCATCGCCAGCTTTTAATTTGAAAAATAAAACTTGAAATAAATACAGAAGAAAGGAGAAAGTTTGGAACAAAGTACAAAATTCTTCAATCAAATCCCAGTTCCAATTGTGGAAGCTGATGACTTAAATGATTTTGAAAAACTTCTTTTTAGTGAAATATATACTATGGCCAATTCTTACGGAAGTATCTTTCCATCGAATGCTTATCTTGCTAAAAGATACGGCAAAACAACTTGGACAGTTTCAACAACTTTGAAAAAGTTACAAGAAAAAAGCTATATAAAAATGAAATATGAATTTGAAGGTAAAGAAGTTAAAAAAAGATATATTTACCCCTATTTAGATTTATCTAAGGGGGGTATTGTGAAAAATCTAAATACCCCTAGTGAAAAATCCAAAGGGGGTATTGTGAAAAATCCAAAAGATAATATATCAACTAATAAATCAATTAATAAATCAAATAATAATATATCGGACTTGCCCGATAAAGAGTCTGATTTAGAAACTAGATTTAACAACCTTTGGAAAATATATCCTAACAAAAAAGGAAAACCGAAAGCTCTATTAGCTTATAAAAGAGCTTTAAAATCTGGAACGACAGACGAAGAGATTAAAACTGGGCTTGAAAACTATTTGGAAGAAATAAGAGTTAAAAATACCCAAAAGGACTATATAAAACATGGCAGCACATGGTTTAACGGTAAAGGTTGGGAAGATGACTATGATTTAATACCTATTCAAAAGTACAGCAATAATAAAGTTGTCAAATCTGCTCCTAACTGGTCTAATCAAAGATTTGAAAAAGACGAAGAAACACTGACAACGGAAGAATTTGAGGAATATATGAATGGCTTGGACTCTTAAAAAACGTGCTCTTGATGAGGGGCTATCAGAGTATTTTCGTAGCTTTATTCCTGGGATTACCCATAAACAGTATTGCAGATATGTCGAAAAGGCTTATGAAGAGGAAATAGTATTAAGTCCTATCACTTTTATCGCAATAGTTAAAGGTATTGACAATGAAAAAGCAACCGAAATATTCTTTGAAAAAAATAAAGAACTGACAGATTCAGGAGTAATTCCTGCAATTGCTAGATTTGGAGAATCAAGTGAAATTTGAATTTAACTTTCTCAGAAAAGAAATGATAAATGAGAATGATAACAAAGGTACAACTTATGGTTCAAGAATTGCAGCCAATAACACTAAACAGCGTTTGAGACGGATTGCATGTCGAACAGCTCATGAATGGCTAGATAAGTCAGATGAAGTATTTGAGCAATTCCATGAGAAACACCGTTGCGATGTATTTGTTGTGCTATATCCTCCTAAAAATTATAGTTATGATCCACCAAACTATTCGCCAACTTCAAAGGCGATTATAGATGGATTGACGGATGCTGGAATATGGAGTGATGATAATAAAAATATTATTCGCAGAACAAGTTTTGAGCATGGCGGGCTTTCTGGAGATACAAAGATGTGGAAAGTTGAGCTAGTAGTGAAAGTGGTGGAGGGATGAAAAAAAGCGCCTGAGCGCTTATCGTAAAATAGGATAATTATGAAAATGGATAATGGAACCGGATATATGAAACAATACCTAACAAGAGTACTAATGTAGCTATTATTAGACCATAATTTAATAGCTTATTATTTTCTTGAACTAATAACTTAGCATTCTGTTTAGTATTTAGTACAACTTTTAAAGTGTTTTCTGGATTGTAGACTAAATATTGGTTCCAAAACTTGAATTGTTTTTCGACGTTTGGCATTGCGAACTGAACGATATATCTACAATAATAAGTCAATGCCAGGATAAAAAATGAAATATAACTTTTATTTGTAAATATTACATTATACAGTGCAACAAATATACCTATAGTACTTATCAAAATCGCGATAGTTAATAAAGTTCTTTGCTGAGGTGAATATAGGTAGTACCGGGTATAATTTACAATATTAGTTTTCCGATACTTTAAATCGATGTCGGAAAGTTCAGGGTATAGTTGTCTAACTTTCAATTCATTCGTCTTTTTCATGCTTTTTACAGTTTTAAATTGCCTAAAAAAAAGTATAACGAAGGCTAGAAGAAGTGCAAAAATAAATAGTTCGATTAACGAATCATGATAATAAATAAATTCCATTTGTGTCCTCGATAAAATATAAATTTTAAAATACTATCTTATTTTATAATAAAAATTGAAAAAGGAGAAATAAATTGAAAAACAAACTAATATCGCTGGTCAATGACTGGTGGGGAGGGATTGAATGTACGAAAGAAAATCATTATATATCAAACCAATAAATGAAATACACGATAGTGGGTTCAAAATGTTAGAAGTTGGCTATGTAAATAATGAAGAATGCAAAGCCATAGGGCAATGTTCTGATGTTATAAACTTTGGTTTTTGTGGGATTGATGTTATGCCAAAAGATTTAAATATTGATGTGAGCCCAAACGGAGCAATAAATATTTGGTCATTTAATGAGGAGCTTGAATGGAAAAGACCGATTTTATCTAATGCTCAAGTGATTGTTAAAAACAAGGAGGGCAACCAATGAAACTTTTGTGTAAGCTGTTCGGGCATAAGTGGGAAGAAGGGTATTGCGAAGATTATCATATCAAGCACTTTCTTATTTGTAAACGTTGCGACGAGATAGACTGGAAACGACCAAACCTTGACGAGTCAGAGAACGTGTTCGGGGAGGAATGATGAGTGACATTATACTGGCCTTTATTGGTGGAATGATAGGTGGCTATATCATGAAATTTATAATGAAATGGCTGATAAACACATGGATTGAACGCAAAAAAAGCCCGCTGGCAAGACGGACCAATAAAAGTGTGAATTTAACACGTATATATTTTGTGTTTTGCCAAAGACATTATAACACAGATAATTATAAGTTGAAAACACAAAAAAGCCCGAACTGGCCAAGTTCGAGCACAATGAATTAAAAGGTCTATAAACTATTATATTTCTTCAATATAATTTTTGGTCTTTTACATTGTAACACTTATCATAACTTTTTCAATGGACAAAAAAACCCAAACTGGCCAAGAATGAGAAAGTTGTAAACGATTATTAATAAAACCAAATAGACTAGCTTTATTTAAGCCACAATTATTATAACTCTATCTGTATTTTTAATCGTTAACTAATAGCAACAACAAATATGAACTAGGAACTCGCTAAACTCAACTGGAGGAGAAAATGACGTTAATTGATGAAATTAAATCATCTCAAAAAGAATCGCATGAAAAATGGTTCGAAAGATGGTACAAAAAAGCAAATTTAGAAAATAATATCAGGATTTCAGCCGAAAAAGGATACACAGGCTTTAGAATTCAAGTAAGTGATCAATATGATAGCTATTTAAGATTGAGACTAGGGAATAAAGAAACGACTTCTCTTTTAAAAGAAAAGCTTGGTGATGGTTTTACCATAGCATTTAGAGAAATCCACGGAGAGAATTTTTTAGGAATCAAGACTTATAAATCGTTCATTCAGATTTTATGGTAAACAAAAAAGCCCACGGCAATGGGCTTCGGCAAGAACTTTTCTAACTTAATTATACCACAAAAGGAGAATTTGATTAATGGCAGATAAGTTAGATATGTTACTAAGCGACTACATGACAGGAATGCTCCAAGTGAAGATTAATTCACGAGAGCGCTGGATAACTCGTGAAAAACATGAAGAAAGAATTGGAAGTGGTGGGAGTAGTTCAAACACTGCACCACAAGAGCGCAACTATTTGATTAAAGAAGGAGATAAAGAACTTCAAAAAATGCTAGACAGAAAACAAACACTTGATGAGCTAATGGATGTTATTCAAGGAACCAAAGTAAAAGAAATTGTTATCGCTCGATTCAAATATCGTTTATCCTGGTGCAAGGTTGGCCAAAGAGTATTTTTAGATGAAGATGCTGCTAGGAAACAATATTCAGGATTCAAAAAAACTCTAAGGGATGGACTATGGAGAGATACTCTAGACTGATTTCGCATTCCGTTTTTGACCCGTTTTTAACCCGTTTATTTCCTGATTTACATGCGATAATGGTAGCATGAAGTAAGAGTCAAAAACAAAAAAATAATAACTAATTCGGTTTGGATATACTTCATAAAGACTCAAAAGTTGGACTAGCAAAACTGCGGTCGGTTCGATTCCGACTTTGAGTCATTCCTAAATTTGATGCAGCTGTATGTTAGGAACTACAGTTAATTAAACTGACGAGTTTAATTGAACTGAATAAGCAAGAAAGAAGATACGATATGGCAAATGATTGGGGATGGCCTTTTTCGGGTGGCTATAAAGGTTACGAAGAGGGTCAACAATTTGGTATGACAACTTTTGACCGTACAGGCAAAGGAGATTATTTCCATGATGGATTTGACTTTGGTTCAGCAAGATACCCTGGTTCAAATATTGCAGCTATTCACGCAGGAACAGTAGTTTATGCAGGATGGGCTCCGGTAGGTTATGGAGCACTGGGAACAGTAGTTGTAACCAAAGATTCAAATGGGTATTATGTTGTCTATCAAGAGTTTGGCACAAGTACATCTAATATTAATGTTAGTGTAGGGCAGTCAGTAACTTTAGGACAAGTAATTGGCACACGTAATACAGATCATTTACACTTGGGTATTACAAAAAAAGAATGGCTTTCAGCACAATCATCAGCATTTAAGGATGATGGAACTTGGTTAAATCCAATTAGTATTATTCAAAATGGGACACCAGGTCCAATTATAAAAGGAGAAATCGAAATGTATTTAGTTAAAACAGTTGACACAGGTAATTGGTATCTTGTAGGAGCTTCAGGAGCACGTCATGTTAAAACAACTCGTGTACTTAACTATCTAACAGGTAAACTAAATTTACCTCAAGATGTAATGTACCAAGCAGAAGTTAACAAAGAATTTGGTAATATTCCATTGTAATCACAATTTCTTGGTTAAGTAGCGAGATTGGCTTCTCTCAGGGTTCGATTCCCTGACTTGCTATTCGATTGTATTGCTTAATACCGATGCATGGAAAAATATTTAAATTATTTATTAGTCAGTTTACGCTGGCTATTTTATTACAGGTTGTCCAATAGGCAGCCTTTTATTGTTGGATTCACAAATAAGATAGGAGGGAGGTATGAAATGACAGATAAACAACGAATTTTTGCAGATGAATATTTGAAAGACTTAAATGGCACGAGAGCCTATAAAATTGCTTATCCTAACGTTAAGAAAGATTCAGTTGCTGCAGTTAATGCTAGCAAATTGCTAAGAAATGCTAAGGTTCGAAAGTATATAGATGAGCAGCTTGAAAAAATGCATAATGAAAGGTCTGCTGATGCTCAGGAAGTCATAGAATACCTCTCTTCTGTAATGCGTGGTAATTCCATTTCTACCGTTGTTCAAACAGAATTTATCGGTGATGGTTTAAGTAAAACAAAACTTATTGAAAAACCACCAGATGAAAAAGAGCGACTGAAAGCTGCAGAGCTTTTAGGCAAACGACATGCTTTATTCACTGACAAACAACAAATAGAAGTGACTGAAACTCCTGTGTTCGTTGATGACTTAGGTGATGACGATGGCTAAACTATCTGAATTCATTCCTAAAGCATTTGCTTCTACTTGGCGAGCGGCTTTAAATAGTAATATCTTAAATATTGTTGAAAAAGGTGGTCGTGGTTCAGGTAAATCATCTGACATTGCACATATTATTACTCAATTATTAATGAGATATGCGGTTAATGCAGTTGGTATCCGTTATGTTGATAATACGCTAGAGCAGTCAATCTATGAGCAAATGAAGTGGGCCATTGAAGAGCAAGGCGTAACCCATTTATTTAAGTTCAATAAGTCACCTTTGAGAATTACTTATATTCCACGTGGAAACTATATGATATTCCGAGGGGCGCAAAACCCTGAACGAATTAAGTCATTAAAAGATAGTAAGTTTCCTTTTGCAATTGGTTGGATTGAAGAATTAGCAGAGTTTAAAAGTGAAGACGAAGTAACGACAATCACTAACTCACTTTTACGTGGGGAATTAGATGATGGTCTTTTTTATAAGTTCTTCTATTCCTATAACCCACCAAAGCGCAAACAATCATGGGTAAATAAGAAATATGAATCATCATTTCAACCAGCTAATACTTTTGTTCATCATTCTACTTATCATGATAACCCGTTTATTTCTAAAGAGTTCATAGAGGAAGCTGAAGCAACTAAAGCTAGAAGCGAAAGACGCTATGACTGGGAATATTTAGGAAAAGCAATTGGATCCGGAGTCGTACCATTTGATAATTTACAAGTTGTACCTGGTTCAATTACTGATGATATGGTTGCAAACTTTGATAATATCCGAAATGCAGTTGACTTTGGTTATGCTACTGACCCACTAGCTCACGTAAGGTGGCAATATGACAAGAAAAAGAATGGAATATATGCAATTGACGAGCTTTATGGTCAAAAAATAAGTAATAGAGAATATGGGAAATGGTTGCACAAGAAAAATTATTCTAGTGATACAATATTTGCTGATTCTGCTGAACCTAAGAGTATAGCTGAACTGAAGACTGAACACAATGTTCCACACATTAAAGGAGTTAAAAAAGGACCTGATAGCGTTGAATATGGCGAACAATGGCTAGATGATTTAGATTTTATCTGTATTGACCCACGAAGAACTCCTAAAATAGCTTGGGAGTTTGAAAACATAGACTATCAAGTGGATAAAGACGGTAATCCTAAACCAAGGTTAGAAGATAAGGATAACCATACGATAGATGCTACAAGGTATGCTTTTAGTGAAGATATGAGATCATCAAAACAAGCAACTATTACTAAACGCCCATCTTGGATGCAATAAAGAAAGGAGAAATATGGCAATAGCAATTGACAGAGAATTTGCTGGAGATATTAATAACCCAAGTTTTGATGTGATTAACTTTTGTATTGAAGAACATGCAAAAGAAATCCCTCGCTTACAAATGCTTTTTGATTATTATGAAGGTAAACCCCATAAAATAAATCAGATTCCTCGGACTACACCGCATGAGCGTGACGAGGTTTTCGTAAATAATGCTAAGTATGTAACGGATATGATGGTAGGTTTTACCGTTGGAGCTCCAATCTCATATACAGCTGCAAAAGGAAAAAATATTGAGCCTATTACACAAGCTATGGATACCATGAGGATTAAAAAACATGATAAAGAACTTGAAAAAGGCCTTTCCTCAATGGGAGTTGGTCTAGAATTACATTATTTGGCAATAAAATCGGGAACTGAAAATACAAATGTTCCTGAAACGGTACCAAAGATAGCATGGATAGACCCAAGAGGAATGTTTGTAGTTGTTGATGATACTGTTGAACGAACTAAACTATTTGCGGTTAGATTAATAAAAAAACAGGATTTAAAACGTCAAACCTTTTGGAATATCGTCGTTTATACGAGTCAAGGTACAATCACTTATGTATCGAAAACAAAGCGTTTAAGTCAAGTCAATTTAATAGAAAATCCTAAGTTTAAAGAGCACTTTTATCAAGAAGTTCCGGTAGTTGAGTTCAGGAACAATGAGGAAAAACAAGGGGATTATGAGCAGAATTTATCCCAAATTGATGGTTACAATATTTTGCAGACTGATCGTATTCAGGATAAAAAGAATTTTGTAAAAGCAATTATGATTCTATATGGCTTTACTCTACCTGAAGAAAAACCTGCTGAAATTAATGGAAGCATGGTTGTTCAAGCCCCTTCTAAAGAGGATGGCGCCACAGCAGAATTTGTTTCAAATACTTTTACTGAATCAGAAGTTCAGACATTAGCTGATTCAATATTAGGAGATTTTCACAAGACAACCTATGTTCCCAATTTAAATGATGAACAATTCGCGGGAAATATTTCAGGAGAAGCAATGAAATATAAGTTGTTCGGGCTTTTGCTCGTTCTTTCTATTAAAATTGGATATCTGGAAGATGGAATTATCCAGAGATTGAGACTTTTACAGAATATCTTGAATGTAAAAGGACAAAACGTAGATTCTGAAGGTACGGTTATTAAATTCAAACCTAATTTACCAATTAATCGTTCTGATATTATTCAACAGATTCGTGATTCCCAAGAATTTATGCCGTTATTAGTTAGTTTGGGATGGCTTGATGATATTGATAATCCTCAAGAAATTATTGATATGATGAATAAACAGAAAGAAGAGGACATTAAGTTGAATCAGAAAGTTATGGGAATTCAGTCAGAAGATAGCCACTCTAATCTCGATGATCCACCAGATGATAATGAGGAAGGCAGTAAAGATAGAAATAATAAACAGAAAGATGAAGGTAAATAAAATGGAATTTGAACTGAGTGATAAAACTATTGAAATACTTGGAAAAATGAGTGCCGCTTTGGGTGGACAAATTCAAAAAGACTTGAAACTTGATGAATTAAAAGACCTTGAAATGAAGGAAGCGTTCGAAGATTTGGCAAAAATGTATAAATATCTTTACTATGGGCTTATCAAACAAGGGTTTGGCAAAACAGAGGCTACACAAGTAGCTACTCGAATGCTTGGTGTTAGCAATAAATGATTACAGCCAAATTCAAAAAGAAAAATAACCAAATTTATTGGTATCAAGTGACGGGGCATGCAGGTTTTGCAAATATTGGCAATGACATTGTATGTGCTGGGGTTTCTGCCTTATATATCACAGTTACCAATGCATTGTTATCCTTTGGTAAGACTTTTGAGCGTGATGAAGGATATTTTATACTTGATCCAACAGATAAAGAACTAGCAAGCCTTAAGATACTTCATGATGGAATAGTTTCAATAGCTGAACAATACCCTGGACATGTAATAGTAGAGGAGTAAAAATGAAAATGAATGAAAAATTTGGTGTTATTACCGCTTATATTGCTATTTCTATGCTATCTTTGATAGCATTTTTATTTGGATGCACAATAATACTTTGTTTGTTATTTGCGATTAGGTCATTAATTTAGGAAGGATAAGAGAATGTCTGACTACTGGCAAAAAAGAGCAATTAAAGCCGAAAAGAAAGTAAATGACGGTGCTAAACAGCTTGAGGAAGTCGTAGCACAGGCATACAAACAAGCTCAATCATATTTAACAAAACAGATTGCTAAATTATTTAGTCGAACTAAGCAACAAACGGAACTGACAGACGATGAAGCCAAAAGAATGCTTAATGAAACCGTTCCTATTTCTGAATTAGTTGAGCTTAGAAAATTAGCTAAAGATATCAGCAATCCTGATTTGCAAAGAGAAGCTAAGAAGCGGCTCACAGGACTAGCACTTAAATCAAGAATTACTCGTGCAGAAGATTTAAAAGCAAAGTCTTATCTAGTGACAAAACAAATTGCGGATGTTCAGCTTGATAAGCAGACATCTTTTTATGTTGACACGATAGATGAAGCTTACAAAGAAACTGCTGCTGAAACAATTATTCGTGAAGCTCAAGAAAATGCTAAGAATGGTATTGTCAAAGAAATCTGGAATAAAAAAGATTACAAGTTCAAAGAGTTATCCACCAAATCTGTGGAAAACATTCTTGACAGCCACTGGTTAGGAAGTAACTATTCTAAAAGATTATGGGGAGACACAGAAGCTTTAGCTAAACGATTAGAGCAATTATTCACGGTTGAAGCTTTAACTGGAATGAGTGAGTTTCAGATGGCAAAGGCAATTGCTAGTGAATTTGACCGCTCAATCAACGTTGCTAGGCGTTTGATTCGTACTGAGGCGAATTATATGGCGAATCAAGCAAAGCTTAAATCGTGGCGAAATAATGGCGTTGAGAAGTATCAAATCATTGCTATCCTAGATTTGAGAACATCACAAATTTGTCGTCATAAAGATCATAAAGTTTTTCTAGTATCTGAAGCGGTTGTAAACGGGGCAGAAGGGACATATCCACCTTTTCATCCTTGGTGTCGTTCAGTTGCTTCAATGTATTCAGAGCGACTAAATAACATACCTCGTAAGGCGCTTGACCCTATCACTGGTAAAATATTTGATATTAAAGGAAGTACAACTTACAACGATTGGATGGATAAATTAAAATCAATGCATCCAGATGTTGAATTTAAAAATAATTAAATCGTGAAGTAATAGTAATTTATTATCAAAAATGCTATCCTTTTCAAGGAGGGTAGAATATGCTTGATTCAGAATATAAAAAATTTGTTGATGGAATGTCTAAAGTGTTTAAGTCACATCAAGATATAACTAGAGTAATTGTTGGTGAGTCTCCATATAATGATGGGGGAAACTTAAACAATGTTTCTTATTATCCGTACAAACAAGTAGCTTTTTTAAGAAGTTTACCTGCAAACGGGGCAACAAAAGAAACCGTCAATAGAGTTTGGTCTCTTCTATTTGGTGACAAAGTAGACAGTGTCAAGAATCTATTGCAAGTGATAGTTGATTCTACGGCTAATGCAACAAAAGAAGAATATTTAGCGAAGTACTTAGCAGAGGAACAAAATATCTATCTAATTAACGCTTTTTATGCTGATCGCGAAACAATAACTGATGATTTAAAAAAGCTCAATGATAATACGGAGTGTAAAAAGATTCTTGTAGTAACTAGAGAGTTTCCAAAATTTACAACATATATATCTAAAAACATACTATATTTTATAATCCACCCCTCTAAAACAACCAGAGACATAGAACAGTGGAAGCTCGATTATCAAGGTGATGATCGCTATAATTGTAGCAAAGATATAATTGATATATTTCGTTTAAAACAAAAATAAAAAACAAGCGTTCGTCACTGACAGGCGCTTTTCTTATGCTCAAAGGAGGGCAGAATAATGAAATATAGAAAGAAACCAGTAGTAATTGAAGCATTTAAGTATGATGGAGATTTATCGAATAATGAAGGGGATTTCTATGTCCCATTATGGGCTGAGAAAGCATACGAAGAAGGTATTTTAATTTTTAGAGGTACTGATTTATTTGTAAAAACCTTAGAAGGTGAAATGCTTGTCAGTCTTGATGATTACATCATAAAAGGGGTACAGGGAGAATTATACCCATGTAAGCCTGATATTTTTGGGGCAATTTATGAAATAGTAGAATAATAAACTTTAAACCCTTGGTATTCCATGGGTTTTTCTTATGCCCTCTACTGCTCAGGGCATTAAAAATTGAAGCAGAATAAAAATAACTTAACGTGTGAGGGTTCAAAACGAAATAACGAATTAATAGGGCTTGTGTCTGGGCGAAAGCGTGGATGGAGGTCTTTTTGTTTGAAGTTAGAATGTTCATGGGTATAGGAGGAAAAATAATGAAATTCACAAAAATGTGCGGTGTTGAACTACTGAAACTTAATTTGCAACTATTCGCAGAAGGCGGCGAAGGTGGATCAGGCGCTCAAGGAGGGGGAAATGGTGCCGGAGAAGGAGATGAGGGGCAAGCTCCTATTTCCTTTGCAAATCAATCTGAGTTTGATTCAGTTGTAGACAAACGTATTTCTAAGGCCTTGGAAACGGCACAATCAAAATGGCAAACTGAATCGGATAAACGAGTTGCGGAAGCCAAAAGTGAAGGCGAGAAACTAGCAAAGCTTAACGAAGACCAGCGGGCTGAACTTGAAAAACAACAACAAGATGAGGCTTTAGCTCGACGGGAAGCAGATATCACTCGTCGTGAACTGCGTGCTCAATCTCTTGAACAACTTGCTGAACGTGATTTGCCCAAAGAACTCATTGATGTAGTCGTTCTAACTGATGCTGAATCTTGTAACAAATCTATTGAAGGCATTGAAAAAGCTTTTCGCTCTGCTGTAGAAAATGCAGTTAATAAGCGTTTGGCTTCTTCTGCTGAAAATCCTGCCGGGAACGGTGCTGCTACAGGTAAAGAATCTGTTGGCAGCCAATATGCCAAACAAGCAAACAGCCGCACAGAAAGTAAAACAACTCTGTGGGGTCAAACTAAATAGGAGGACAAACAATGTTTGTAAAACCAAAGAAAACAGTCGAACAAATTAATTTTCTAGCGAGCGCTAGATACCAAAATTTCACTTATCAAGCAGATAAGACATATAAATCGGGAGAAGTCTACCCAGCAAATGATGCAACAGCCGTGGGCATTGTATTTAACGATGTAGTTGTTGATGGAGACACAGGATCTCAACCAGTTGCAATTATGGTGGAAGGATATGTATTAAAAGACCGATTGCCAGTTGCACCAGCAGATGAAGCAATTGAAGCTTTGAAAGAAATTAAATTTAGATAATTAATCGGAGGAATAAAAAATGACACAAAAACTAAAAATGAATCTTCAAAAGTTTGGTTCTAATATCTTAGAATTATTTAATCAAAACGAAGTGTTGAACTATGTTGGCAACCGGGAGTACGCTCCATTGCTTGGAGAAACCTTATTTCCAGAGCGCAAAACTCCATCATTAAAGTTTGATCAACTTACTGGTGGTAGTCGTATCCCTATTGCTGCGTCAATTCATGATTTTGATACGGAAGCTGAGATTGGTAGCCGTATCGCTAATAAACAAGAGCTTGAACTTAGTTTGATTAAACGTAAACTTCAATTAAAAGAAACTGATATCATCGCATTGGAAAATCCACGTACCCAAGCAGAACAAGACTATTTGATTGGTCGAGTTTATAACGATGTTGATCAATTGATTGCTGGGGTTCGTGCTCGTATCGAAGCAATGCGTATGGAAGTTTTAGCCTCAGGACAAGTTACTGTGAAAGAAAATGGCCTTAACTTTACGTTAGATTACCACGTACCTACTGAACATAAAGAAGTATTGTCAGGTACAAACCTTTGGACAGACCCAGCTTCTGATCCTTTGGGAGATTTAGAGCGTTGGATGGACGCTATGGATACACAACCAACTCGTGCTTTGACTTCACGTAAGATTTATCGTACTTTAGCAAGTCATCCTAAGATTATTTCTGCAATCTTTGGTAAAGATTCAGGACGAGTTGTTTCACAAGCTGATATGGATGCTTTCATGGAAACTCATGGTTACCCTGTGATCCGAACTTATGATGAAAAATATAAAGTCCAAGGTAAAGATGGTAAATATACTACTAAAAAATACTTCCCAGAAAATAAATTCGCTATGTTTAACGATGATCTTCTTGGTGAAACGCTTTATGGGCCAACCGCTGAAGAAACTCGTTTAACTCGTGACCCATCTATCGAAACTTCAATGGTCGGTAATGTTTTGGCAACTGTTTACGAGGAAAGTAAAGACCCTGTTGGAACATGGACAAAAGCTGTCGCCACTGCACTGCCTTCATTTGCGGCTGCGGATGATGTTTTCCAAGCACAACCAATTGCGTAGGAGGAGCTTAAATGTTTAAGGTGAAAGTAATTGATTTACCTGTTTTTCATAACGGTAAACGTTATTTAAAGGATGATACTCTGGAAATTGATAAGGGTCATGAGAACCCTTCTATTTTTGAAGTATTAGAAGAAATTGAGGATAATCCATTTAAAGGGGTTAAAGAAATCACTCTACGCAAAGCTTTAGAAGACGCAGGAATTGATATTCCAGATGATACCAGTCGTGATTCATTGATTCAACTTTTAATTGATAATAATTTGTCAATTTAATTAAAGGAATAGCTTATGGAACAAAAAAATAAAATGGCTCTAGATAAGCTACAAGAGCAACTAGAGCTGAAATTTAATATTTCTGATGAAATTGGTAAAAAAGTTTTATCAGATGATCTGTCAGATGCATTGACCGATGTTCTAGATTACTGCAATAGAGACATACTTGTTGGAAATATGGTTACGAGTGTCAAAGATTTATATATTATCAGACACAACCAAGAAGGAGCTGAGGGTGAAGTTTCTAGATCTGAAGGAGGCACCTCTCAGACTTTTGAGGTCGGTATCCCTAAAAAAATCCGTATCAAACTCAACCGATATCGGGTAGCGAATTTAAGGAGCTTGCTATGAAACTGATGAAACGTGACTTAACAACGGTTTATTTAAGAAGGGCAACGATTACGCAGGACGAAGAATTCAATGATGTAATAGCATGGGAAAGTCCTATTGCTCTTGAAATGAATGTTCAGTCCGCAAGTGGTGCTGTCAATGCCACAATTTACGGTTCAAAGCTTTCAAGTATGAAATCATGTAAATATCAAGGTAATGAGCTAAAAGAAGGTAGAGACGAAAACAGCGGTGTTTGCGTGTATGTCGATAAGGGCAGTGACCCTGATTATAAAATCAAATCGATTCAACCTTATTCTACACACAGCAATGTGATTTTAGAAAGGAATGATGAAATTGGGAGTTGAAATTAAAGGATTGGACAGGCTTAAAAGAAAAATTAATGCCATGCCTAAAATCATAAATGATGCCGTGAATGATGCGACTTACGAAATCACAGAGTTGGTTCGTTCTGCAGCTGAATTAAGAATAGCTTCTAGTATGAAATTCAGTTCTGGAGAACTACTTGGAAGTTTAAAGACTGAGGTTGTAGAAAATGCGGAAGGTAAAATAGTTGGGCGTGTCTGGTCGGATAAAGCTCAAGCCATTTATCGTGAGTTTGGTACTGGTCCAAATGGGCAAGCAAGTTCTAAAGATTTACCAGAAGGGGTTAACCCGGTTTATACTCAAACTCGTTGGTTCATCCCAGCTGAGGAAGTTGGTATTGATTTGAATGAAATCTATGGCATGCCTAAGATTACCATCCAAGGCAAAGAATTCTACATCACAAGCGGTCAACCAGCAAGACCTTTCTTATATCCATCATTGAAAGAAATTCTTCCGCAAATGCCTGAGATATACAAAGAGCATGTCCAAAAGAAATTGAGGGAGCTTAAATAATGGAAAAAGTAAATATTAAAGTTGCTACTGTTTCCGTTTTAAGTGGGATATCTGAGATAAAAAAAGTAGCGACTGATTATCCGTCAACTTGGAATGATTTTCCTACAGCTATTTACAGAACGGTTAACAACCCACATTTTGTAGATGGAAGTGGAGAGGAACTTCAAACAAAATGGTCAATCACAATTGAATTATATTCTAAAAGTAGTTTGACCACTATCGTTAATAATGTCATCGAACAATTTGGTGATATTGGTTTTACAGGCACGCAAAGAGATGCTAATACAGCAGATTTAAAGCGTGTCATTATTGAACTATCCGCAATCGTGGATAATAAAACAAAATACGTTTATTCGAAATAGGAGGAAATAAACATGGCAACAGTAACAGGATTACTTTCAAAAGATACAGTCCTTTCTTATAAAGATGGCGCAACTTCAAAACCTGTCGCAGCAGTAAAATCTATCCCAGCAATGGGAGCTGACCCTGAAAAAGTAGATGTTACTCACTTGGGTTCAGCTAAAAAAGCATATATTGCAGGGATTCAGGATTCAGATAATTTGGAATTCGCAATCATTTATCAAGGAGACAACTTCAAAGATGTCGATACATTGGTAAAATCTGGTAAGCCAGTAGATTGGACAGTGACTTATCCTGATGGTATGAAAGTTGACTTTACTGGTCAACCATCTTATAAATTTGATGGTGTTGAAGTCAACCAAGCACTTGGATTTAACTTAGTAGTGGTCGTATCGGCAGGTCCTGACTTTACACCAGCACCAGCTGGCAGTGGTAAATAATTTAGCAATTAAAGGTTAGTCAGAGTGGCTAGCCTTTTTATTTTTTATAAATATAGAAATCGGAGAAACAAAAATGACAAAAGCAACTATCGTAAAAATGCCTAACACAAAACAATTTGAATTTGGTGGATTGAATCTTCAATTGCGCTTGGACGGAAACTCAATTCTTTCAATTGAAAAACGCTTGGATGAATCAATTGTTGGTCTGTTCTTGAAAGGTCAAGGAGAAGCGAAAATCCCAGCCACAAACAAATTGCTAATTGTATTACAAGGCGCTAATCAAACAAGCAATGTATCTGAAAGTGATATTGTTGCTGCTTTTGGACGCTATGTTGATGAAGGACATTCAACGTTAGATTTATTTGCCGCAATTAATGAATTGCTTGAAGAATCAGGTTTTTTCGGAAACAAGAAAACGGAGAAAGAGGCGACAAATGGGGTATCTCTGGACAGCGAACCAGTAGAGGAAGACAGCATTCTGTAAAAACTTACAATAATTTATCCAGCATGCTTGAGGATTTATACCCTCAGGCAGTTGAAGCTGGTATTTATTCTACAGATTTTTGGGCGATGACTTTTGATGAAATCATGGTCCAAGTAGAAGCAAATAAAAAAAGGCATGAAAACGAGTTAAAAGAGAAAGCGATGTTTGACTATTCTCAACAAAGGCTTGCTATCTATGCTTTTAATGATCCAAAGAATTTTCCTAAATATGAAGATGCCTACCCTTTCTTGAATCAACTCAAAGAAGAAGTAGAGCAAGCAGTATCTGAGGAAGAAGAAAAGAAACAAGCGATGTTTACTGACCAAGAAATTATGCGCCAAAATGCAATGTTAATTCAGGAAACTCGTAAAAGAAAAAGTCAAAAGACAAATTAAAAAATATTGAATAGAAAAGGAGGTGAGAAATATGGAATTAGAAACCTTGGAAGTTTTATTAGATGTCAATACAGCCAGAGTTCAGGCGTCTTTGGATAAAATAATGCCAAATATTGAATCTGCTATGTCAAAAATTCAAAATATCACTAGGAAGTCTATGAAAAAGACCGAAGATAATATGAACATTGATAAAGGTGCAACACAATTTGGCAAACAGTTAGAAAAAATGAATCAGACTTTTGAAAAGATGATGAGTCATCTTGAAAGTTCTTCTAAAAAATCATCAGAGAGTATTGGAGATAATTTATCTACTGGATTTAAGAAAGCACGTCCTAAAGTATCAAAAGAAATTGATGCCATGCTAAATGAAATTAATGCAAAAATGGGTCAAGCTAAAGCCACTCAAGAAAAAGTGGCTTATCTTAAATCACAGCGTCAAAGTTCTTCAGCAAAAGGAGATGGCGGTCAAACGGTCAAATACGATGACCAGATTGCACGGGCTCAGGCATCAATGGTTAAATACCAAGACCAAGCAAAAAGTCTTGCTCGTTCAATGAAGACTGAGTTTGATGCAGTGCCTTCGTCTTTAGAGCGAATTGCAAAAGTAATGGATGCCAATGAAGCTAAGTATTATACAATGCGTGAAAGTGTTCGAGCTTTACAAAAGGAATATCAATATCAACTAAAACCAGTCGGAAGTTTTGACAAAGGCTTTAAAAATGTTGATACTCCTGATTCATTGAAAACTGCTCAAAAAATGCAAGCACAGTCTGACAAAATGCAGAAGTTAGCAAGTAGTAACGATGTTCTTCAAAAAGAATATCAAAGAACAGAAGAGCGTGCAGAATCATTAAGAAAGGCAATAGGACGAATTAATTCAGTTCTTAGTCAATCGTCAATGGCAACTGGAACAGCTGCAGCTGGAGCTAGCATGACAGGTTCAGGATTGAAACAATCTGAACGTGCTGTTTCTAAATATGGCGGAGTCTTCAACCGCATGTCAAACTCCATTTCTCACGGTGCTGGAGGAATTGGAAATGGATTGAAAAATTCATTTGGGATATTGGATAAATTTGGAAATCTCTTTTCGAGAAATTCAAATAAAGTTACACAAGGCACTCGTAGCATGTCTATGGGTAACAATGCTTTTCTTCAATCTATGAAATATTTGTTGCCTTCATTAATTGTTTATCAATTAATTGGTGGAGCAATAAGTAAGTTAGCCGGCGGAATGATGAGTGCATTGAAGACAAACGATCAGTTTTCTAACTCACTTAATCAGATTAAAGTCAACTTGATGACCGCATTCTATCCGATTTATAATGCAATTCTTCCTGCCATTAATGCGATGATGAGCGCAATTGCCACATTAACTGGACAATTAGCTTCGTTTATTGCTGGATTATTTGGGACTACTTATCAAGCTGCCAAACAAGGCGCGAGTGGTTTATATGATAACGTCCAAGCAATGAATGATACAGGTTCATCAGCGACTAAAGCGAAAGACAAGGTCGATAAACTTCAACGTTCACTCATGGGCTTTGATGAGATTAATCGTATTGGTTTACAAGATAAAACTGATGACGATACTGACAAAGGCCAAGATACAAAAGCTCCAGGTATTGATTTTGGGGCTGCAACTGGTAATTATTCAACTCCTAAATGGATGAAAGATATGCAAGCCTTACTTAAGGACTTCTTCAAGCCTTTCCAAGATGCATGGAAAAACCAAGGCCAAAAGGTTATTGATGCGTGGAAATATGCACTTGGAGAAGTTATCGGTTTAGCAAGTGCTATCGGAAAATCCTTTATGGAAGTCTGGACAAATGGTACTGGTCAAAAATTCATTGAAAATCTACTAATTTTACTTGCGGATATGCTTAACATCATTGGTGATATAGCCAAAGCATTTAAAGATGCCTGGAACGAAGATGGTAGAGGAACTGCCTTAATCCAATCGCTATTTGATGGGCTGAACAGAATATTAGAATTACTTCATTCAATCGCTAAATCATTTAGAGAAGCATGGAATGATGGAACTGGTAAAGAAATAGCAGCAAACCTCCTTGAGATATTTACCAATATTTTCAAAACGATTGGAAACCTTGCAGAACAGTTTAAAAAGGCTTGGGATCAAGGTGGAACTGGCAAGAAAATATTTTCCGATATTCTTAAAATAGTTAATGATTTACTAGGTCATCTTAATAACATGACAAAAGCTACAGCAGATTGGGCCAAAACATTAGACTTTTCTCCGCTTCTAAAGGGAATAGAGAGATTATTAAAAAACTTAGAACCCCTCACTGATAATATTGGTGCTGGTTTAGAGTGGTTTTATAAAAATGTACTTTTGCCATTGGCTGGGTTTACTATTCAAAACTTAATACCTGCGTTTTTAGATACTTTATCAGGTGCAATTAAGGTTTTAAACTCAATAATTGATGCGCTTAAACCACTTGGACAATGGTTGTGGGATAACTTCTTGCAACCATTGGCTAAATGGACTGGTGGAGCGATTATTGATGTCATAAATGGTTTAGCAGATGCCTTAAAAGGAGTAAGTGATTGGATTGACAAGCATCAAACTACTGTCCAAGTATTCGCTACTATACTAGGGGCTTTTGCGACAGCTTGGGGAATTGTAACTCTTGCTGTCGGAGCTTGGAATGTGATTGCAGGAATAGCAGCAGCGGTTACTACTGCTTTCGGTGCTGCCGTAGCATTTTTAACAAGTCCTATAGGAATTGCGATTGCAGCCATTGCCGCAATTATAGCTATTGGTGTCTTAGTAGTTAAAAACTGGGATACTATAACAGAAGCAGCTGGTAAACTTGGGAAATGGATTGGTGATGCCTTTAATGGAGCGTGGAAGGCTATTTCTGATGCGTTCGGTAATATCGGAAAATGGTTTTCAGATCGTTGGAATGATGTGATGAAAGCTCTAGGATCGGTAGGTAAGTGGTTTAGTGATGTATTTAGTGGAGCATGGAAGGGCATTACTAATATATTTAGTGGCATAGGTAATTGGTTTTCAGACCGTTGGAATGATATCACTAGAGCATTTGGTTCTGTCTCTAAATGGTTTGGAGATGTTTTCAATAGTGCACGTAATGGTATTACTAATATATTCGGTAATATTGGTAACTGGTTCTCTAGTCGTTGGGGTGATATTACTAGAGCCTTTGGACAAGTAGGAAGTTGGTTCAGTAACACCTTTAGGGGCGCTTGGAGTAATATCACCAACGCATTTAGTTCAGTTGGAAGTTTTTTCAACAGTATCGGAACTACTATAAGGAATATTTGGTCAGGATTTACTAACTTTATGACGTCACCTATAGAGAATGCCAAAAACTTAATCAGTGGGATTATTGACAGAATTAAAGGATTCTTTAACATTAGACTTAGTTTCCCTGATGTTCCACTTCCACACTTCCAAATCAATCCGAGAGGTTGGGATATTAGCGACCTTTTACAAGGTGATATTCCCTCATTGGGAATAAATTGGTATGCCAAGGGTACAAAAAACCACCCAGGAGGTATGGCAGTTGTTAATGATGCTAAGTCTTCTAAGTGGCAAGAAGCATACAAAACTCCTGGGGGCGCTTGGAAGATGTTTCCAGCTATAAGAGAAATGCTTGTCGATTTACCACAAGGTACACAAGTGATGCCAGCCGCAAACATTTCAAGTTTAGATAGTTTTAGTGATACTTTAACTGGTGGTTTTTCATCTCCAGTTGGTAGTAATTATCAAAGTTTTAAAGGATTTGAAGCACTACAATTGCCTTCGATGTTTACAGAGAAGCCAACTGATTATAGTAGCTCTGGAAGCTTTGGTGGAGGTCAAGATGTTTCAAGCTATGGTTTGGCAAATATGAATGGTTCTTTAACAAGTGCCATCATGTTACTAATTCAATCTTTAGGCGCACAAACGAGCCAAACTTCAAATGGAGATATTGTGATAAATATCGGAGGCAGAGAGTTTGGACGAATTGCAGTTTCAGAAATCAACAAATATCATCAACAGCTTGGGTACTCTGAGCTTAACATTTAGAAGGAGGAATTATGTCTGCCGAACTACAATTTAATGGAGTGACGGTCAAAACTCCTAAAGAATTCAGCGTCAGTATTTCAACAATTGACGCTGACTCCTCAGGGAGAAATGCGAATGGGGAAATGGTAAGAGATGTCATTGCTCAAAAAACTAAATTAAACATTAAGTGGGGCCCGTTAAGTGACTCAGAAGTATCTGATATTTTACAAAGAATTAATCAACCATTTTTTGTAGTAATCTATCCAGACCCACAAATTGGGAGACAAAGAAGTAAAACTTTTTATGCTGGAGATTCTACAATGCCTTCTTACTCATGGAATGATAAGTTTAAAGCAATGAAGTGGGAAAACTTATCTGTAAACCTGATAGAAAAATAGGAGGATAAGAAATGCTTACTGTCTCAGATGATTTTAACAATGCCATGAAAGCAGAGAATCGAAGGTTTGAGACTCGAATAAAAGTTGGTGATAAAGTTTTTACAAAAAATGATATCAATAGTTGGGTATACAGTGGTGGCTCTATTTCTGGTGAAACATTTCAAATAGGTTCAACATTTTCAAATTCTATAAAAATAGAATTTTGTTCAATACTTGAAAATATTAAAGAGTTAACAGAAGTCACTGTTGAAGTTGGAATAGCAACTTATGATGCAGATTATCATTATGATAATATCCCGCCTGAAAAGGTTGGAAGTGCAAGAGTGGGTTATGCTAAATTGATTCATTATAAACCAACGGTTTATGAATATATCTCCATTGGAACTTTTTATGTCACTAAGTGTGACCCAGATAGAAACGAAAATAAAACGATACTTGAAGCAAGTGATCGTTTTGTTTTTTTAGAAAATGAGTATGTTTCTGAACTAACCTATCCTGCTTCTATTCGAGATATAGCTTTAGAGATTGCTAATAAAAGCGGTTCTGTAATTAATGAAACCAACTTTTCAATGATTAGCACCCAAAAAATAAGAAAACCTGAGGGTTATACATTCAGACAAGCAATAGGTTTAATCGCTCAGTTTGAAGCTGGTTATGCAAGGTTTAGCCGGACAAATCAATTAGAAATCATGCAATTAATTGATCCTAAGTTTGCAGTTTCACCAGCAGAATATTTTAAAAAGGGACTAACTAAAAATGAATTGATGTACAAAATTGGTGGGATATCTTGTACAGTACCTGTTCAAAGCGAAAGTGGGAATGAACAAGTTACTTATTTAGCGGGTAGTAATACTGGTCCACAAATTGTTTTAGAAAATAAAGTAATGACTCAAAGTTTACTTGATGATATTTATCAGAAAGTGAAAAACATCAACTTTTATCCTTTTACTTTAAATTGGAGGGGGAATCCAGCACTAGAAACTGGCGATTGGTTAACACTAACTGATAGAGATGGCACACCGTTTAAAACTCCTAATTTGAGTTATACTCTAAATTTTAAGGGAGGGCTGACAGCAACTAGTTCAGCTAATACTAACTCTTCAGCTCAAACAGTCTCAGCTTATTCCCCACCTCTTAATCAAATTATTAAAGAGATTAATTCTCGAGTTGATGCAGCGGGTAAAAATTCAGTTTATGACGGAACAGAAGAACCTCCTTATCCCAAAGAAGGTGATATTTGGTTCAAAAAGAATGGCCCAGATGATGAAATCTGGATTTATACAAAACTTTCGGACGGAACTTACGATTGGGTAATGACTACCTCCACAAGATTATCTGATGAAATTCAGGAAAAAATCGATAATTCCGTTCCATCTGATGAAATTATCAAAACAATCAATTTATCACAAGAAATGGATGGTAAAGAGTGGTTAAAAATTACGGGTGCAAAAATTTGGTTAACTGATCAAACTCGAATAGATGATGCTATCATCCAAGATGCTATGATTGGAAATTTGAGTGCTTCAAAACTGACCGCTGGAACTATCAACGCTTCGGATGTAAACATCATTAATTTAAATGCTTCAAATATATCAACCGGAACTTTGACTGCAGTTGATATAAAAGGGGTAAACATCACAGGTAGTGAATTTAAGACGGAAAGCACAGACGGAAAAATCCGTATATCTGGAGGTGTTATTAATTTCTTAGATAGTTCTGATAAGCTGTTCGGTTCTTTTCAGCCAACAGAAACTGGAGATGGTCTTCCGGTACTCCAGATGGGTTCTAATAGCGGAATTCTATTGACAGCTGGTAATAACTCAGCATATCGTTCATCTCTTATTTTAGGAGATGCAACGGGTACAGGAAAATCTACTACCACCTTATATTCGGCCTCATCTCCTATCTCCATCATGTATAATGATGAAACCACTATTGGTCTTGATTCAAATGGAGTCACAATAAAAGGAAAACTAGCCGGAATAAACGGGCTAAGAATTAATGATAGAGTTTTTATATCTGGAGCCTTACAAGTTAACGGAGACCTGGACGTTTATGGCTCGAAAAATGCGGCTCATGTCACAAGAGATGGACTTAGATTGACACCAGCTTATGAAACCGCTGAATCATATCTAGGGGATATCGGAACAGCACAAACTGGCGAAGACTGCACGGTTATTATTCCTATTGAAGAACATTTTTCTGACGTTATTAATACCGATTATGAGTATCAAGTATTTTTACAAGGTTATAGTGAAGGTTTTGTTTATATAACATCAAGAGATAAGGCAAGTTTTACAGTACAATCATCTGTTCCAAACCTCCCTTTTACATGGGAAATCAAAGGTAAAAGGAGAGGTTATGAAAGTGATCGTTTGATTTTAACTGATACGAAATATGAAGAAATTAAAGAAATTGAAGAGCAAGATTTAAAAGAGGAGGAAGCATGAATAAAGAAATTAATGCAGAAAAATTGATTAACAACTTACTATCTAAGATTACTCAGTTACAATTTGAAAATGCCAAGTTATCAGTTCTAGTTGAAACGTATGAGCAAGATAATTCTAAGGAGGTTGACAAATAATGAGTTACGAAAAGCAAACTTGGAATCAATATGATGAATTAAAAACAGAAGAAGAGAACATTAAAAATGGTGCTGTTGTAACTGATAATCGTATGAATCATATGGAGTCTGGTATTGGCGACAACGATAATAACCTTGCTTCACATCTTGCAGATACGAATAATCCTCATAAAGTAACAGCCGCACAAGTTGGACTTGGTAATGTAGATAATGTTAAACAGGCAGCGAAAACTGATTTTGATTCTCATGTTAATAATAAAAATAATCCACATACAGTAACAGCTGTTCAAATTGGACTGGATAAGGTCATTAATGTGAAACAAGCTTCGAAAGTAGAGTTTGACTCACATACAAGTAATAACTCTAACCCACATAAGGTTACTGCAGCACAAGTTGGCCTTGATAAAGTTGATAATGTTAAACAAGCGGCAAAGACTGATTTTGATTCTCATATCAACAATAAAGCTAATCCTCATTCTGTGACAGCAAGCCAAGTAGGTTCGTATTCAAAAGCTGAAACAGATACAAAGTTTTCGTCCGTACAATCTAAGATAGATAATCTAGATAGTAATGTTTACACCGCCTATGCCAATAGTATTGATGGTTCACAAGACTTCACCCCTGGTTATCCGAACCTGAATTTGTTAGATGGAACTAAAGACTTTAGCGGCACTTGGAACAATTCAACGCTTTGGACTGATGACGGTACATATAACGGCTTGAAGGTAAGAAAACGAACAGCAGCACAAAGAGGTACTTATAAAACCTGGACTGTTCCAAACGACGGAATATATACTTTTTCATGTTACGTTAAGAGTTCCGGCCCTAACGCTAAGGTACACGGTGCGTTTCAAGTTAACGGTATTCGTGAAGTCGATAGAACTTTTGGAGATGATTTTGATTGGAAACGTGACTCGCTTACTAGAACGTTAAAAGCTGGTGATTCTATTGTTTATAGTTATGAAATGGCTGGAAGTGCTGTTGATTCAACAATTTGGGTAGCCGGATATAAGATTGAACCAGGTTTAACCGCTACTCCATACATGCCCTCATCCAGCGAAGTAACAACTGCTGACTATCCACAATACAAATATGTCGGTCGTATGGCTGGATTAAACGTTTCGGATAAGAACGATCCTAAAAATTATATGTGGCAAACTAATACTGATGTTGTTCGCGATGATTCTGGGAAAGTGACTGTTAAAACGCTACAAGTAGAAACGATTAAGTCAAACTCAGATACGGTTTTGTTAAATCTATCATTGACAGGAGTAGCATCAGCTACATTTTCCTATATTCGTATTAATGGTATTGTTTATATCACCGCTGCGGGTAATTGGGGAAATTTCCCAGACAATAAACAAAGGATTGTGGGTAATATTCCTGCGGGATTTAGACCACCGGCAGACTGGGGCACGGGAATGAATCCTCAAGGAGGCTCAAGATTATTAAGTGCTGTGATTAAAGCAAATGGAGATTTAGGCGTAACCTCTGATGCTGCTCAAAATAATGTATATGGCCAATTCTCAATGAGTTATCCAGTCATTTAAAATTAATTAGAAAGAAGGAGTAATGGAGGAAAAAGCATGGCAAGAAGTTCTTGAACGGTTGGCCAGAATAGAAACAAAGCTTGATAATTATGAGTCAATTAGGGAAAAAGCTGAACAGGCTCATTTAATAGCCTTGAATAATGCAGATGATATTAAAGAAATAAAGGCAAATAACAAGTGGGCTTGGGGCTATATGATTGGTCTTGGGATTTCAATTGTTATTTATTTTTTAACCAAATTTTGAAGGAGAATAGAATATGATTTTAAATAGTAAATTTTATAACATTATCAAATGGGCTGTTTTAACAGCCTTGCCAGCTCTCAGTGTTTTTATTGGAGTAATTGGCAAAGCCTACGGTTGGGACGGAACTGATTTAGCCATCATCACATTGAATGCATTCACGGTATTCTTGGGAACATTAGCTGGAGTAAGTGCGGTTAAATATAACAATCAGCCAAATGATACGGAGGAAAATAAATGAAAAAAGTAATTAAAAAAGCTGCCATTGGAATGGTAGCTTTCTTTGTTGTCGCAGCAAGTGGACCTGTATTTGCGGCAGTTGGTGACCAAGGGGTGGACTGGTCAAAATATAATGGCGATTACGGGAATTTTGGTTATGACCATGATAAATTTGCTTTTAGCCAAATTGGCGGAACATACGGTGGTGTATTCGTGGACCAAGCAACTTATTCAACACAAGTTGCCTCTGCCATTGCTCAGGGTAAACGAGCGCACACTTATATTTGGTATCAAGTCGGAGGTTCCCAAGAAGTAGCAAAAGCAGCACTTGACCGCTACTTGCCAAAAATTCAAACGCCTAAAAACTCTATTGTTGCATTGGATTATGAAAGTGGAGCAAGTGGAGATAAACAAGCGAATACTGATGCGATTCTTTACGGAATGCGTCGAGTAAAATCGGCTGGATATACTCCAATGTATTATTCTTACAAACCGTACACTTTGGAAAATGTCAATTATAAGCAAATCCTCAAAGAGTTCCCTAACTCATTATGGATTGCGGCATATCCAAATTATGAAGTTACACCAGTTCCAAACTATAGCTTTTTTCCAAGTATGGACGGAATCTCAGTATTCCAGTTCACATCAACTTATGTTGCTGGCGGACTTGATGGAAATGTTGACTTAACTGGAATTACTGACAAAGGTTATGAAGACGGAAACGCAACAAAACCTGATACTGACACACCAGCGACTGATGACGGTAAAGATGCCAACGAAGTGACACCAAGTGAAATCCAAGAGGGCATGACTGTCACAATTAAATTTAGTGCCACAAATTACTCAACAGGTCAAACAATTCCTAAATGGGTTAAGGAAAATTCTTATAAAGTACTCCAAAAATCAGGTAATAAAGTCTTGCTTGATAACATCATGAGCTGGGTTTCATCAAGTGATATTCAGGCATTAGATACAGGCGGAAACAATTCAACTGGAAATACTCAATCTCATATTGTTCAATCAGGAGATACTTTGAGCGGTATTGCTTCAAACTGGGGGACAAACTGGCAAGAGCTAGCACGTCAGAACAGTTTATCTAATCCAAACATGATTTACACTGGTCAGGTTATTCGCTTCACAGGTGGACAGCCAGGGGTTACATCACGAACTTACACTGTACGATCTGGCGATAATCTTTCATCAATTGCGAGTCGTTTAGGAACAACTGTTCAAAGCCTAGTTTCAATGAATGATATCTCAAATCCTAATTTGATTTATGCTGGACAAACTTTACAGCACTAAGGATTAAGTTTGACTTTTGTTTAGTAATTTTTGTATTACGTTTGTATAAATCGATTTTTTTGGTATATTTAACTAATTATGCATCCAAGATAATAACAATAGTGTGGTATTGAAAACATTTTTAAGGATATAGTTTTTTTCTATAACTAAAAAATACAGTTTTTTTAATAATTGGTATTGCTTAAATGTAATGTATATGCTACAATACGTCTTGTGTGTAAAATTTGAAAAAAAGAGGAAACTTAAAAAATGAAAATCAAAAAGATTATCATTGCTGCCGCAACTTTTGCTATTGTATTTAGTGCAACTATTGGTGTTAAAACACTAGCAGACAATTATTGGACTGGACATGGAGAAATTCAGACCATTAATGCTAACATCGATACACTTTCAAATCGAGTTAAGACAAAAAATCAAACAATTTCTGATTTAAATAATACAATTGCAAACTTAAAAAGTTCAGTTGATTCTCAAACTTCACAAGTAAGTGCACTTCAAGCTCAGTTAGTACAAGCAAATGTGGATAAACAAAATGAAATTCAAGCTAAGATTAATGAAATCAATGATAAAATTGCAGAAGGCAATCAAAAAGTAGCTGATAAACAAAAAGAAGTTGATGCAGCAAATCAAACAATTGCCCAATTAAATCAACAACTTAATGATTTGCGTCAAAAATCAGGGCAGGATAATGACCAAGCTTTGCGTGAAGTACAAGATACTCGAGCAAAGTCAGACCAAGCTGTTAAAGATGCACAATAAAACAAAGAATTAAAACCCTGACTTCGGTCAGGCTTTTTTTGTTTAATATTTTTTGATAAACTAATTGTAAAAGGTTGGGAGTAGACTTATGGAAAAATCGAGCAATACAATAACATTTAAAAAGTCATTAAAAGATTCGAGTTTAGCTGCGGCTACTCTGCTTGTGTTAAGAATGATTCATAAATTACTGTTTAATTATGCTGAAACTAAGGATTATTTTCATCAATTATTTTCCGCTGATAATTTAGTATTAGCATTATTTGTTTCAATATCTACAGTGATATTTATTTGGATAATAATGTCTTTTATATTTGGGATAGTTTACTATACTTATCGCAAAATCAAAGAATAAATTAACCCCAACTCTTTGGGGACTACTACAAAATTTTAAGGGAAATGCTTATAAAATTACATTAAAATTTAAATATAATTCTTTTTGGGAAGGTAAATAGCAATGAAAAAAACATTCTTTGGTTTAGTTGCAGTGTTAGTAATGATTATTGGGGCTGGTTGTGGTTGGTATAAAGTGAATTATGGGACTATTCCATATTATGTTCAAGTTACCCAAGATGGTAAGAGCGAGAAAATAACCTACAATGATGGAACTTCTGGTACTATCTATCGTTATAATTTAACAGGTTACGACAAAAGTGGAAAAAGCCAACAGGTAAAATTGATAGAATCCCGAATCCTCAAGCATGATGCATATCTAAAAGCAGCATACAGTAAGAAGGAAAATGTGATCAGCTGGGAGGAAGTAAAAAAATCAGAAGTACCAGTAGCAGCTTTGGAGGAATTAAATAGTAGAAAGTAAATTAACCCTGACGTCGGTCAGGGCTTTTTGTTATGGTAAATCTTAAATTAAGGTATAATATATTAAGAAAATTTAGTAAGGGAATATATTATGAGAAAAATTTACTTTCTTTGCACTGGGAACTCTTGCCGCTCACAAATTGCGGAAGGATATGGGCATAAATTATTAAAAGATTGGGAAGTGAAATCTGCAGGTATAGAAACTCATGGATTAAATCCAAAAGCTGTACAAGTTATGGCAGAAGAAGATATTGATATTTCTCAACAGAAATCTGAACTTATTGATATAGATTACTTTAATAGTTGTGATTTAATTATTACTCTATGTGGAGATGCTCTGGATAAATGCCCGATGATTCCCAAAGGGGTTAATCACGAACATTGGGACTTACAAGACCCCGCTCGAGTATCAGGAACAGACGCTGAAATATTAGAAGCATTCAGAAATACAAGGGATTTAATAAAAGAGCAAGTTGAAAGATTAACAAAAGTGTAAAAACAACCCGCTTCGGCGGTGACTTTTGTGTTTTTTATCTTGGATTTTGTTATAATTATATTAAGAAAAGGGTATTATCTATGAAAATAACTAATATTGTTTTAGCTTTGGTATCTCTCGTATTAACAATCATGAATGTAGTTTTTTCAATGAGAGATGGAAAAATTATAGATTTAACAAGCTTAGTCACTCTTGCTCCTATGATTTTTACTTTGTATAGTGAGTTGGATTGGTTCTATATAAAAATTAATAAAATCCGCGCTTATTTTGAGGCTAATACGGTTTTATTCTCTCCGAAATTTCAATATGATACTGACATGGAAATAACACTTCAAGATTTGGAAAAAAATTTTAGAAATGTTCTAAGTAGAACAGAGCATACTATAAATGAGAGTAGGTCAATACCTAATACTCATGAAGATTTATATTTCAAGGTAAAATCTTATCAAGGTAGGATGTTTGATGCAACCATAAACCTTCATCAAAATGGAGATTTGAAAAAAATTATTTTAAAATTCGAATATCAAATCTCTTATCGCGATGTTCAAAATAGTTGGAATGAGTTTGATAGAATACGAAACGACTTTTTTGCTAACTATTCAATGAGTAATAGCTCTGACCAGAGATATGAGGTGATAATTCAAACAGATCAAACAAAATTCAATCCTTTTTATCGTTTGACAGTTAGACACATAGGAGCGAAACAAATAGAACGTTTTAGCTTGGATTTTACTGATGGTGATCTAAGAGTGAAATCTACCCTTCATCAAATATATGGTGTTTCAAGAAATTCAGAATCTATCAAGAAAATGATAAATGAATATGTCCCACTGTCTAAGATATTATAAAACCAGTCAATTTAACTTGACTGGTTTTATTTAGTCTAAAATTCTTATAGTTCTAAGTGTAGCTAGAGCAAATTCTAACATTGGATATTCTCTATTGTTTAAATCATTTAGTGGTGTGTAAACTAGAAGGGTTCCTGATTGCGTCAACATAATTGTTCTTGATAAGCCCAGTATATCTAAATTACCAACGATTTGAGTTGCGTGATCATTTTCAAGAGCTTCAGAAGCCTCATTATTACTATCTACTTCATCACCAGAAAAAGACTTGCTATTAACCCCTTGGTCATCACTATTAAATCTAACACCTCTAGTTTGTGGCATCATGTCCGAAATCCTTAAAAAATCAAGCCTTAAAGCGGAATAGTCTACTTCTACGCCAGCCATACCCTTCAAGTTATGTAGGAATTTTTTTGTAATTGGCGTAGTTGTATCTGAAAAAAGTATTCTCTTATCTACAGAATAAAAAATGTTGAATTCAAAGGCTTTTTGATATTGATTAATCTCAAGGAGATCATCACTTAATGGATCAAAAACCCAGATATCTTCTTGAAAAGTTTGGTTATATTTACCAACATATCTTTTAAAAATGACACCTTCCACAGTCAAGGTTTGTCCGGTATTTTCTATAGCTCCAACAGTGAGATCATTCTTTAAAATGGGTGTCCTCCCCTCAGGGATGTCAAATCGTTCTACTCTTCTAATTGAAATTGATTGTGCAGGCAT